GCCGGCGTAAAAAATAGAACTATTCGTGCCCCGCGCTTCGTGATCCGTGATCCGTGGTTGTTTTTTTGGGGGCCCCTAATAATTGAGTCAAAATAGGCGAGGTAAATGGTTGATATTTCTTTATTTTTTCTACACGGCCCACTGCGCTATACACATACGGCATTTGCTATGTTTTTCACTAACATTTATATGAGAAAATAAACCGCTTTTACTTACGTATATTTTCGTATATTATTTTTAAAAAATAATGTTTCATGTGGAACAATTCATGGATAAAAACGAACAAATTTTAAAACTACAATTAAGGCTAGAGCAGCTTAATAAAATTGATGCTTGCAAAAATAATTTTTTAAATTTTGTATCGGTTTTATGGCCTGAGTTTATTGTAGGGGAACACCATGAAACTATTGCAAAAAAATTAGAAAAAATTGCAACAGGTGAGCTAAAAAGATTGATTATAAATATGCCTCCTCGGCATACAAAAAGTGAGTTTGCAAGCTATTTGTTCCCTGCATGGATGATTGGAAAGAATCCTGCTATGAAAATTATACAAGCAACACACACCACGGAGCTTGCTATAGGTTTTGGTCGTAAAGTTAAAAACTTAATTGAAAGGGAAGAATATAGTGAAATTTTTCCTGAAACAAAATTAGCGGTAGATTCTAAGGCTTCTGGCCGGTGGGACACGAATCGTGGTGGAATGTACTATGCCGTAGGTGTTGGTTCAAACCTAGCGGGACGAGGTGGTGATTTAATTATTATTGATGATCCGCATTCGGAGCAAACGGCTATGTCTAATACGGGTTTTGAAGATGCTTGGGATTGGTATACGGGGGGTCCCCGGCAGAGGCTCCAACCGGGAGGTGCTATTGTTTTGGTTCAGACTCGTTGGTCGGAGAAGGATATGACGGGTCAGCTTATTCGTGCACAGGCTAAAGATTCTAATGCAGATCAGTGGGAAATTGTGGAGTTACCGGCAATAATGCCATCGGGTAAGCCGTGTTGGCCGGAGTATTGGCCGTTAAAAGATTTAGCGGCGGTTCAAGCCAGCATACCGCCTAGTAAGTGGAATGCTCAGTATCAGCAGCAGCCGACGGGTGAAGATAATGCGATATTGAAGCGTGAGTGGTGGCGTGTTTGGGAAAAGGAGTCGGTTCCGCAGTTACAATATGTAATTCAGAGTTACGATACGGCGTTTAGTAAGCGTGAGACAGCGGACTATAGTGCGATAACGACTTGGGGTGTATTTTATCCAGAGGAGGGTGCAGCCCCTAATTTAATTTTATTAGATGCACAAAAGGGTCGTTGGGAATTTCCTGAGTTAAAAAACATTGCTATGGAGCAGTACAAGTTTTGGGAGCCTGAAACGGTAATTATTGAGGCGAAAGCTAGTGGACTACCCTTGACCCACGAACTACGCAACATTGGTATTCCTGTTGTAAACTTCACACCGAGCCGAGGAAATGATAAAGTATCTAGGGTCCATGCAATATCGCCACTTTTTGAAAGTGGTATGATATGGTTTCCGGAAAAAAGGTGGGCAGAAGAGGTTATAGAAGAGTGTGCGGCGTTTCCTAATGGGGAACACGATGATTTAGTAGATAGCACGACGCAGGCATTGATGCGCTATCGTCAAGGTAATTTTATACAATTACCCTCGGATAGTTGGGATAAAGAAGAAGTTACACATGTAGAGCCACAGGTTTATTATGGATAAATTATTAGAGAAGGTGCGTGAAAGAACGGCTGCTTCAAGAGCGTCTACTCAATCTATAGATGAAAAAAAACAAAAAGTAGGCAAAGCATCGTATTCTTGGATAACAAATCCTGCTGTATTTGGCGTAGAATCAAATCAATTTAATGCAAAAAACTTACCTTTTTCGGAAATAGGTGTTGGTTTACTTAATTACGGTTTTAATGAAGACAATATTTTTGACAAAATTGAGCAGTCTCGTGCGGCAAAAAGCACCGGCGATAAAACGGGCGGCTATTTAACCATTTACGATGGTATTATAAATCAAACAGAAACGTATTCGGATAAGAATCAAGCGGCATTGATGCGTTCGTTTATGGAAACAGGGGATGTTCCACCGGGTTTAACGATGGACACCATTTTGCACCATGCGGATTATGGATTACGGCATAATGCGCGTAAACAGCAAAGGAAGAAAAAAGGGTTTTTTAGCGGCAATATTGGTTCGATTATCGGTGCTATAGGTGGCGCGGCTATAGGCTTCGTCGCTTCAGGTTTTAACCCAGCTGGCGCAGTCGCCGGGGCCAAAGCTGGGGGTGCAGCAGGCGGTGCTGGTCAGGCAATAAACGAAAATCGTGGTTTATTGGGTACAGCAATGGCTGGTGTAGGTGGGTACGGTATTGGGTCGTTAGGTGCAAGTATTGGTCAAGCGGCTAGCGCTACGGCGACTAACGTAGGTAGGGAAGGCTTACGTCAAGGTTTATCTACAAGCGCCAGAACGGGCATTGCATCGTTAGGAGAAAGTTTAAAAAACACGTTATTGAATCCTATAGGTGCGGTAAAAGGTACTTTTCAGGGTATCTACAACGACTTAATTAACCCTTTAGTGCAGACGGGTAAAGGGGTGTATTCGGGTATTGGGTCCCTTGCAAATCCTAATATATCATTTAGTCAGGGGTTTAGGGCAGGTTTTTATGGTCCAAGTTCTGCGGGTATTGGGTCTCTTTCCACGCCTGATTTTGCAACACGACAAGTAATAGACGCAACTCCGAGCAATATTATAGAAACACCTGAATTTGCTAATTTTGATGCGATATCGCCAGATTTAGGGCTTGAAGGATTAGATAGTTCTTTTGTGCAACCTGAATTTCAACTTATCAATGAACTTAACCCAGATATTTTAAAACCCGGTTTTAACTTACAGACACAACCTGTTATGGCTACGGAACAGATCACGGGACCCGTACGTTCAGGGTCGCTGACTGGCCCACAACCGCCGGGTACACAACTTAGGATGGTTGAAAATACCAATGAAATGCTTCGGACGGGACAGGGTTTGGGTGTAGATCGCCAGTTAAGTGCTTATTTACCAGAAGTTGGTCAATCTTCAACGCTTCCCACAACGACACAGGTAGGTACCTTTAATCCGGAAGCTGTAAATTTATCGGGATATGCCGATCAACTTATACCAACAGAAACCCTTGGTCCTCGTTTTGTAGGGGCAGTAGGAGATAACTTTGCAAACCCGGTTACCGGTCGATACGGCACTATTGAAGGCGATTTAGCACGAGCGGGTACTTTAGATCCTTACATACCGACTCCGGAACCTTATTTTGGTCAATTAGGCGTTCCTGCTACTTTAGCAACGGGAGAAATTTTAGAAGATGCTTTAACGATGCCGACAGAGCCTCAATCAGGTGAAGAGCAGTCTACAACAGCAAACGTTTTTCCCGCTAGTAGACCAAGAATATTACCTCAAGTTGAGCGTTTTGTTACACCACTTAGCTATGTGTATGAGGACCGATTAAATCGTCCTCAATACTATGATTTTGATGTTAATCAAGGAGCATTAGGCAGAAGACTTTACGATACAAATGTACGTCCCTCATTTGCAGAAGGTGGTTCTGTAAATAATAATGTAGATTCTAAATTTTTTAAATATGAATCGGGTAAAAAATCTATTCAAAGTAATTTAGGTGAAAACGAAGAACGTGGTTTTACAAAAATATCGGGAACAGGTATAGATCCCATAGAGGAAACTTATATTAAAAGACCTATGGGGTTAGAAGATTTTTTTCAAAGAACGCCAGAAGGTCGGTTTAAAATATCTTTAGAAAGAGCATAACGTTGAGGATTTTAAATACGTGAAAATTAAAATAATTAAAGAAATTGTAAAAAAAGGATTATCAGCAGCAAAAGATAAATTTGGTGATTCTAAAATAAAAAAAGCTTTTGATGAAATAGAAAAAAAAGATTTTGATTTTAAGGATATGGCTAAAGGAAAAGGCGTATTTAAAGATTTTACCGTTAAAGACGCAAAAAAACTAGAAAATCTTGTAAATAAAAATAAAATAAAAAAAGAACGTATAGAAAAATTAAAAAAAACGAAACAAAAATTTGATGAAAGTTTAGAACCTATAAAAAGTATTCCAAAAGCACCTTTACTAGGTGCGGCAGCGGCAGCAGAGGGTTCTAGAAGAGTTATGGAGAAGTCACGCGGCGGTGCTGTATATAGAAAAAAATCTATTGATGGTATTGCAATTAAAGGATTTACTAGAGCTAAACATAGGTAATTATTATGGCTGAAAAACCGGCTGGATCTTTAATGGATACAAACTCTTCCGCTTTAGATACGGAAGATTTAGTTTCTGAAATAAATTTAGACTTACCCGAAGATATGTCTATAAACAGTTTGATGGAAGGAATAGAAATAACCCCTTCTGAAGATGGTGGTGTAGTGATTGACTTAGATCCGTTATCATCAAACATACGTGGTAGCGCAGATTTTTTTAGCAATTTAGCCGAAGAATTAAGTGATCAAGAATTAGGTTCAATTTCTTCTGAACTTATTTCAGAATATCAATCTAACAGGTCTTCTCGTAAAGATTGGGAAGATTCTTATTCAAAAGGTTTAGAGTTATTAGGCTTTACATACGAAGAAAGAACGCAACCCTTTCGTGGTGCAACGGGTGTGACCCACCCTCTTTTAGCGGAAGCTGCTACGCAGTTTCAAGCACAAGCGTTCAATGAACTGTTACCTTCAGGAGGGCCTGTTAGAACAACTGTTTTAGGTTCTTTAACTCGTGAAAAAGAAGCGCAAGCTAAACGTGTTAAAGAGTTTATGAATTATTACATTACAAATGTAATGGAAGAATATACACCTGAATTTGACCAGATGTTATTTTATCTTCCGCTAGCTGGTTCTACATTTAAAAAGGTCTATTATGATGAAACAATGGAAAGAGCTATTAGCAGCTTTGTCCCCGCTGAAAACTTGGTTGTTCCGTATGAAGCAAGTGACTTGGAAAGCTGTCCAAACATCACTCAAATTCTTAGAATGCCGCTTAATGCCTTACGTAAAAAACAAGTATCAGGATTTTATAGAGATGTGCCGGTCCATCCCTCTCAAGGAAATTCAGACGGTATTTCAGATCAAATTGAGTTTATTGATGGGTTACATCCGTCAAATGTTGATTATGATTGCACGTTATTGGAATGTCATGTGGACTTGGATTTGCCGGGGTTTGAAGAAAAAGATGAAGAAGGAGAGCCAACCGGAATAAAAATACCTTATATTGTAACTATAAGTGAAGATAGTGGTCAAATTTTATCTATTCGTAGAAACTATGAAGAAGATGATTTAAAGAAGTCTAAAATACAATATTTTGTTCATTACAAGTTTTTACCGGGTTTTGGCTTTTATGGATTAGGTTTAATACACACAATCGGAGGTCTTTCAAGGGCTGCTACGGCAGCCTTGCGTCAGTTAATTGATGCGGGAACACTTTCTAATTTACCAGCAGGTTTCAAGGCCCGTGGCTTACGAATCAGAGATGATGATGATCCTTTACAACCCGGTGAGTTTAGAGATGTTGATGCTCCGGGAGGTGCGATACGCGATAGTTTGATGCCTTTACCTTTTAAAGGTCCGGACAGCACTTTATTTCAATTACTTGGTTTTGTTGTAGATGCGGGCCGTCGTTTTGCAACCATTACGGATTTAAAAGTGGGTGACGGTAATCAAGGTGCGGCCGTTGGAACTACTATAGCTATGTTAGAACAAGGCACTCGTGTGATGAGCGCGGTGCATAAACGTCTACATTATGCTATGAAAATTGAGTTTAAGCTTTTAGCTAGAATTATGGGGGACTATTTACCGCCCGAATATCCTTATTCTATAGCTAATGCTGATCAAGCTATAAAATCAGAGGATTTTGATGATAGAGTAGATGTTGTACCTGTTTCTAATCCAAATATTTTTTCACAAGCTCAAAGAATTTCTCTTGCACAAGCACAAATGAGTTTAGCAGCTCAAGCTCCTGAAATGCACAACATGCACGAAGCTTATCGTCGCATGTATGAAGCTTTAGGTGTTGCGGACATAGATAAAATTTTAAAAGCGCCTTCTTCGGAAGATCCAGTGCCAAAAGATCCTGCACAAGAAAATATAGATGCTTTAGAGGGCACAGAATTAAAAGCGTTTGAAGGTCAAAACCATGATGCTCATATATATGCACATTTATTGTTTGCAGCTTCAGGTGCGGCAAGTGCTTTGCCGGCGGTTACCATAGCGATACAAAAACATGTTTTTGAACATGTTCAGATTAAATCTAGAGAACGTGCCATGAATATGATGATGCAAAAAAATCAAGGTCAACCGCCAATAGACACGCAAGTATTAGAGTTAGATTCTTTAGTAGCTCAACTTATAGCGGAAGAAATGGAAAAAGTTAAACAGCTTAATATGCAAATTATGATGATGGGTCAACCTCAAGGTCCTGATCCACTTGTAGAATTAAAACAACAAGAACTTCAGATTAAAGCGCAAGATTCTCAAGCGGATATAGCTAGAGATCAAGCAGAATTAGCTTTAGATCAACAAAAAGAGTTGCGTAAAGGTCAAGAGTTTCAACAAAGATTAGATAGTCAACAAAAACAAACCTCTGCTAGAATACAAGCAGCTATGGATAGAGAAATACTCAAACAACAAAATAAAGGATAAATAAATGAGCAGTGTTAAAATTATAAGTGGGCCGGGAGCTAATGCACCTACTCCTCAAAATTTTGCAGATATTAAAGGTCAAGGTAAAATTCCTTATGCTGAAATTAAAGAAGAAGCAACACCTAATACAGCTAAAGGAATTATGATTAAAGGTAAAAAAAGAGGTATGGGTGATGCTGAAAGAGGTGGGAGTTTTAGGAGTTGTTAAATGCCTTTAAAAAAAGGTTCAAGTGATAAAACCATTAGTAAGAATATTAAGAAACTTATGTCCGAGGGATATCCTCAAAGACAAGCGATAGCCATTGCTTTAAGTTCTGCTGGTAAAAAAAATGAACCAAAAAAAACTAGATCCTAATAGTATTTATAATAAATACGATATTAACAAAGATGGTACAGTAAGTGATCAAGAAATATTACTTAATAAAGAGTTTTTAGAATTAGATTTAAGAGAAGAAAAAGCAGAATCTCAAAAAAAAATGGCTTGGGCGGCTATGATTGCAATGATTATAGGAACGATTATCTTATTCACACCCATAGTAACGGAAAATCGAGTTAATGCTTTAAGTGATTTGTTAGGTTTATTTTATATTAGTCAAGCTGGAATAGTTGGAGCATACATGGGTGTTACAGCATGGATGAGCAAAAAATGACGGAAGTTAAAACTAATTATAGCAACCCTATTCCACCTTTAGTTCAAAAAAATAATGTTGAACAACAACAAATTCAAGAACAAGAACAAAAACAAACGCAACAAAAAAATAACACTAATAAGATAGATAAATTAGTTTAGGAGCCGTTATGTCAGTAGTTAAAACAAGGACTAAAACAAAGAGTAAATCTAAATCTAGCTCAAAGCCTAAATCTAGTTCAAAATCTAAGCCTAAAGCAAAAAGCACGGTAAACAAAGCGGGTAATTATACAAAACCTACTATGAGAAAACGATTGTTTAATAAAATTAAAGCGGGATCTAAGGGTGGTAATCCCGGTCAATGGTCCGCAAGAAAAGCACAACTATTAGCGTCAGAGTATAAAAAAGCAGGTGGTGGATATAAAAATTAACAGAGGAGATTCCAGAGGGGCTTACTCGCATAAGTCTCATCCCCCCGACCACGCTACTGGAGTCTCCTCTTCTAGTTAAGGATAAAGTTATGAAAAAGAAAAAAGATCCTAAAACTGGCACAGGTAAAAAACCAAAAGATAGTGATCGTAGACTTTATACTGATGAAAATCCAAAAGACACCGTTAAGATTAAATACGCAACTGAAGCTGATGCTAGAGCTACGGTAGCAAAAGTTAAAAGAACTAATAAACCTTTTGCCCGTAAGATACAAATACTAACCGTAATGGAACAAAGAGCTAAAGTTCAAAAAAAACCAAAACAAGCTGCAATAGCTAAACGTGGTAAAGAGTCTATTCGTAAACAACATAATAGAAAAAAGGTGTAATTATGGCTAAGAAAAAATTTCCTGATTTAGACGGAGATGGTAAAATTACAAAAAAAGACGTTCTTATAGGTCGTGGTGTTTTAAAAAAGAAAAAAACTACTAAAAAGAAAAAAACTACTAAAAAGAAAATTAAAAAAAAGTAATTAGTAAAAAGAGAAAATAAAATGGCCTTAAAAAAATCTCAACGTAGTTTAAAGTCTTGGACAAAACAGAAATGGCGCACCAAATCAGGTAAAAAATCTTCAGAAACGGGAGAACGATACTTGCCTGAAAAGGCTATAAAGTCCCTTTCTGCTAAAGAATACGCAGCAACCACCAAAGCAAAACGAAAAGCTAAAGCCCAAGGTAAACAATTTGCAAAACAACCTAAAAAAATTGCTGCAAAAACTAAAAAATTTAGGAAAGTTACATGATCAATTTTATAGGACCACTTGCTAATTTAGCCAACACTTTTGTAGAAGGGCGTGTAGCTAAATCTAAAGCAAAGGCAAAAGCTCAAGTTGCAAAAGCTAATGCAGAGGCGGAAGTTATGAAAGTTGCCGCTACCCATGAAGCAGGTTGGGAAAAAATTATGGCTGAAGCATCGGCAGATTCATGGAAAGACGAAGCATGGACAATTTTATTTATAATTATCATAGCTTTATCGTTTATTCCTCAAATGCAACCTTATATAGAGCAAGGATTTGTAGCGTTAGAAGCTGCACCTGATTGGTTTACTTATGCTATGTATGCCTCTATTGCAGCTAGTTTCGGTATTCGTGGAATTAAAGGATTTAAAAAATAATGGCAGAAAGAAAAGAAAAACCTATTCCGAGAACAACAAAAGGAAAAGGTGCAAATTATCGTCCAACAAAAGCGGGTGCAGGCATGACTAAAAAAGGCGTTAAAGCCTATAGAAAAGCCAATCCCGGATCTAAACTTAAAACAGCCGTAACGGGCAAGGTAAAACCCGGAAGTAAAGCAGCAAAAAGAAGAAAATCTTTTTGTGCAAGGTCTTTGGGTCAACTTAAAAAAAGTTCAGCAAAAACAAGAAATAACCCTAATTCTAGAATTAGACAAGCAAGAAGAAGGTGGAAATGTTAGAAAATTTTGATAGAAGTTTATCGGTTGTGCTTGAACATGAGGGAGGATACGTAAATCATCCTGATGATCCCGGTGGTAGAACAAATAAAGGTATTACACAAAAAGTTTATGAAAAATATTTAGGTCGTTCTGTAACCGAAGAAGAAATGAAAAATATAAATATTGAAGACGTAAAGATTATTTATAAAAATAATTACTGGGATAAAGTAAAAGGTGATGAATTATTTTTAGGAATTGATTTTTCTGTTTTTGATTGGGCAGTAAATTCGGGTGTTTCTAGGGCTAGTAAAGCTTTACAAAAAATTGTGGGTGTAAAATCAGATGGTTTTATTGGCCCTCAAACATTAAAAGCAATGTCATCAGGTAATACACAAGTTATAATTGAACAATTAGCGGAATCAAGAGAAGATTTTTATAAAAGATTATCAACTTTTGACACTTTTGGAAAAGGTTGGTTAAGTAGAAATCATAAAACTTTAAAACTTTCTTTAGAAATGACTAAAAAAGAGCTAGCATAATATACAATTATTATATATTATTGCATAATTATGGATTATATTTTATTAGTACAACATATCCAGAAAATTATAAAAAATAGAAAAAGTGTTCTTACACAACACCTTGAAAACAACGGTATTAAAAACATGGAACAATATCGTGAATTGATGGGTGAATTAAATGGTTTAAATTATATTTCACAGGAACTCACGGGCCTGCTAGAAAAACAGGAGCTTTTAGATGAATGACACAATAACATCTATTAAAGAATCGTATGTAGAAGCCGATAAAAGGGTTTTAGATCCAGCTTTATTAGATAAATCTCTTATTGATCGAATGCCGCAACCTACTGGGTGGAGAATACTTATTTTACCGTATAGAGGTAAAGCAACTACTGAGGGCGGTATCCATATTCCAAATCAAGTTCTTGAGGATGGACAAATACAAACCGTAGTTGGTTATATTTTAAAAAAAGGTCCATTAGCTTATAAAGATAAAGAAAAATTTCCTAGTGGTCCGTGGTGTGAAGAAAAAAATTGGGTAATTTTTCCTCGTTACGCTGGCTCAAGATTTCGTATTGAAGGTGGAGAAGTTCGTATTATAAATGATGATGAAGTTTTAGCGACAATAGCTAATCCAGACGATATTTTATCTTTTTAAGAGGTTTATAAATAATGGAAAATGAAAATAATCAACAAGTTCTTGATTTAGAAGAAAATTCTGAAATTTTAGTTGAAAATGATACAGGTAAAGAAGAAACCTTAGATTCTGAAACAGAACAACAAGAATATAGTTCTTCTGTTCAGAAAAGGATAAACAAATTAACACATAAAATGCGTGAATCTCAACGTCGAGAGGAAGAAGCTTTAAATTACGCTAGAAGTGTTGTCACTGAAAATAAAGACATTAAACAAAGAATAAATCAACTAGATAAAGGTTATGTTGAAGAATATGGCGGTAGAGTTGACGCTGAAGAAAAACAAGTTGAGGAAGAGTTACGTAGGGCGGTAGAAATAAGCGATACTGATGCTACAATTAAAGCTCAAAAACGTCTTACAGAAATAGCAGTTGCAAAGGACAAAGTGCAACAAGCTAAAATTGCTCAAGAACGCCAAGAACAACTTGCTCAACAGCAGCAACAGCAGCAACAGCAACAACAACAAATCCCACCGCAGGTAAATTCTCCACCCCCTGTTGATCCGCAAGCGCAGCAATGGGCGCAACAAGAAGAAAATTCTTGGTTTGGAAAAGATGATCCATACAGTACGGTTAAAACATTTGCAGCTTTTGGTATACATAAAGTTTTAGTAGAACAGGAAAACTATGATCCCCAAAGTGCTGAATATTATGCAGAACTTAACAAGAGAATTAAAAATTATTTTCCAGATAAATTTGACAATGTTGATTATAACGAACAAAATACAATAAATAACGAGCCTAGCCGACGTAACGTTCAGACGGTGGCTGGAAATTCTCGCACAAAAAATACTGGGCGCTCAACAAAAGTCCGGCTTACCGAAACCCAAAAGGTCATAGCCCAAAAGCTAGGTGTACCTTTAGAGGAATATGCAAAAAGCCTTTTGAAAATGCAAAATGAAAGACGTACAAACTCGTGAAGGAGAATAAAATGAGTAAAGAAGAAAATAAAAGTGGACTTCAAGGCTTAGATAGAACTCCTCGCGCAAAAAATACGAGAGAGAAAACGGCAAAAAGAAAGCCGTGGACTCCACCCCAACAATTAGATGCACCACCTGCACCAGAGGGTTTTAAACATCGGTGGATAAGAGCAGAAGTACGAGGCGTAGAAGATCGTCAAAATATTTCCGCAAGACTTCGTGAAGGCTACGAGTTAGTTCGACGCGATGAGTATCCCGATTTTGAAGCTCCCGTAGCCGATTCAGGTCAATTTGAAGGTGTTTTTTCTGTAGGGGGGTTAGTTCTTGCAAGAATACCTTTGGAAACAATAGAAGAACGTAATTCTTATTACGCCAGCAAACATGCTGATCAAATTGAAGCTATTGACCATGATCTTCTACGTGAGAACGCACATCCGACGATGACGATTGGAAAACCTGAACGTCAATCTCGTGTAACTTTTGGTGGTGGATCGACTTCTAGGGAGTCGTGAGCCTTAATTAGGATTTAGAGGACTAAAAATATGGCAAATCAAGAAACAGCCTACGGTCTTCGTCCTATAGGACTAGTTGGAAGTGCAGTAAATTCTACTGGGGTTACTCAGTATGAAATTGCTTCAGACGATACAAATGCAATTTTTCAATATGAAATTGTAGTTCCGTTGAATACAGGCTTTATTGGTCAAGCAGCGGATACGGCTGGTGCAACAACTGCATCTTTGGGCGTTCTTATGGGCGTAGAGTATGTAGATTCAAGTCTAGGAAAGCCTAGATTTTCAAATTATTGGCCCGGATCAAACAACGTAAGTGTTGACACGAATCATCCTGTCAAAGCTTTTGTTGCTGATAATCCAAATCAGCTATTTCAAGTAGCTAGTGATGCTTCTTTAACAAATAAAGCAACAGCGCAAGCTGCTGTTTTTGCTAACGCATCTTTGGGAACTTCAGCACGTTCTGGTTCAACCAATACAGGTCGTTCAAGCTCCGCACTTAGCGTTTCATCTATTGCTACAACAGCAACTTTAGGTTTGCGAATTGTAGGCATTGTTGATAACGAAGCTAATAGCGATTTTTCAGCAGCGGGCATTCCGTTGATTGTTCGTTTGAACGCACATTTTAACGCAACTACGTCAAGGTATGATTCACAATCTACCGCGACTAGTACAGGCATTTAAGGAGGGTTAGTAGATGGCTATATCACGCGCTCAACTCGCTAAAGAGTTAGAACCCGGCCTTAACGCCTTGTTTGGGCTGGAATATGACAGATATGAAGCAGAACATGCTGAAATATTTGATGAAGAAAGTTCTGATAGAGCATTTGAAGAAGAAGTTATGCTCAGTGGTTTTGGAACTGCTCCAGTAAAAAGCGAAGGTGGTTCAATTTCATTTGATGACGCGCAAGAAACATATACAGCACGTTATACAATGGAAACCATTGCTTTAGCTTTTAGCATTACAGAAGAAGCAATAGAAGATAATTTGTATGATAAATTAGCTTCTAGGTATACCCGTGCTTTAGCTCGTTCAATGTCGCAAACAAAGCAAATTAAGGCTGCTGCAATATTGAACAACGCTTTTACAGCAGGTGCTTCTGCTATAGGTGATGGAGCTTCTTTATGTAGTTCTTCTCATCCGTCATTAAGCGGAAATCAAACCAACATTCTAAGCACAGCAGCAGATTTAAACGAGACTTCTTTGGAGTCTATGTTAATTGCTATTGCTGGATTTACGGATGAAAGAGGTTTGAAAGTAGCTGTTCGTGGAATGAAATTAATTATTCCTAAAGAACTTCAGTTTATTACAGAAAGAGTATTAAACTCAACGCTACGTTCGGGTACTGCGGACAACGATCTTAACGCTATGAAAAGCATGGGAATGCTTCCAGAAGGTGCGGTGGTAAACCACTTCCTCACTGACACGGACGCATATTTCATTAAAACCGATGCTCCAAATGGCTTTAAGTTGTTTAACAGGACTCCAATTCGCACCGCTATGGAAGGTGACTTCGATACAGGCAACATGAGATTCAAAGCTCGTGAAAGATATGCCTTCGGAGTTTCTGATTGGCGCTGTGTTTTTGGAACACCCGGAGCATAGTATCAAGGGGGCCTTTTGGCCCCCAACTTTAACTGGGTATAATTAGCCCTAGCGACTGACCCAGCAGACGCTTACCAAGACTCTAGGGCGAAACCTTTGGTAAGAAGGAGTTTTTATTATGGCAGTTCATTTTACTGGCCCTATTCTACATGCAGGTAAAGACGGTAACAGACAATGGTTTGAAAATCTTCCTGCTTCTCAAAACCCAGACTATGTTACTTACATGGATGATTTTACTGGGGTTGCTTTAGATAACACTAATGATTGGACAGTTGTAAAAGATAGTTCAGCTACTGCTGCACTAGGCGCAGACGCTGAAAATGGTACATTAGTTTTGACTTCGCAAGCTACTACAGACAATGATGGCGCTTCTGTACAGGGTAACGAGATTTTTGCAGTATCTTCTGGACGTGACATTTGGTTTGAAACCAAGTTGTTTGTTACAGATGCAGAAGGCGATGCGATGGATGTTTGTGTTGGTCTAACTGTAAATTTTGCAACTAATCCCGAAGCTATGTTAACAGCCGCTGACAGAATTGTTTTTCAAGTAGACGATGGCGATAGCAATATTGATTGCGTTACTGAAAAAGATGGTACAGCAACTACCACTGATTCTGGTGTAGACATTGAAAGTGGAACGTATGTAACACTTGGTTTTCATGTAAAAAGCACTGGAAGTGTAGAGTTCTTTGTAAACAGAAATAAAGTAGCTACACACACTGCTAATATTCCTGATAATGAAAATCTTGCTATAGGTGCAATGGAACTTTCTGGTTCAGCTACCGGAACTAAGTCAATGACTATTGACTATCTGCTTGCTGCTCAAAACAGATAAGGAGTAATCAATGGTTGATAAAAAAGAAAATGCTGAATTTGAAAAAACAGCAAGTAAACCTAAAAAGTCAGAACTTCCTCCTGAAGGAAGTGCTGAATATAAGTCTTTAATTTTACAAGGTATTATTAAAGAAAAATAAGGAGGTTAAAGATGGCAGACGCAGTAAGTGTAAGCACCATACAAGACGGTGGTCGAACCGCTATTTTTTACCTTACTAATACTAGTGATGGTACGGGTGAAGATGCTGTTACTAAAATTGACGTTTCGGCACTAGCTACTAGTGCCGACGGCGATACTTGTACAGGTGTTAGAATACAAAACATTGTTTTTACAACGGTAGGCATGGGTGTAAAATTACTTTTTGATGCTACAACTGACGTTATTGTTGCTGAATTACCCCCTAATTATTCAGACACGTTAGATTATAGTGCTATAGGTGGTTTACCTAATTATGCCGGTACAGGAAAAACAGGTGACATAAAATTAACTACCGTAGGTGCCGCAGATGGGGAAACGTATGCAATTACGATAACTTGTACAAAAGAGTACTAATTAGTATGAGGTAAGTATGGAGTTCTACACCGGGCTTGAAAAAGAAGTTAGTGAGGAAATACGGGCTTGGTCTTTACATGCTTTAGAAAAGCCTAATCCAGCATATAATAATTTTCCTCCGTGTCCTTTTGCAGCTAAAGCTTGGCAAGATGAAAAAGTTGGCATTTTATTTAAATATGACGATTCTTTTCAACCTCTTTATTCTGTAATTTCATCTTATGATGATCAATTTGAATTAGTTATTTTAATTGATTTTAATTACAACGAAAATGAAGAAGCTTTTCATGCTTATTTAGAAGATTTAAATGAGGCCATAGCAGACGGCATTTTTATAGATAAAGACATTTACTTAATGGGATTTCACCCTGAAACAGAATCAAATGAAATTATAGAAAACAACGATTTTGAAACAAATGCAGAAGAAGCTTATGGTATTATTTTTATACAAAGATTAAGTTTATTACATAAAACATCTGAAAAATTAAAAAAAACAACTTATTATAATAGAGATCAAGGTAGTTATAATTTAGATCAAATTTTTGAAAAAAGAAACGAATTATATAGGAGGCTTAAAAGTGGTAAAACAAACAATATCTCAAAGAAAAACATTAGCTATGGGAAAAAAATTAAAAAAATCTAAGTCACCTGTTAAAATGAAGGTCGGTGGTGCTGTTAAGAAAACAGGCGCTAAACGTATGATGGGAGGCGGCGCTGTTAAGAAAACAGGTGCTA